TGCCAGAACACGAATCCCACAGGTACGAGTGGAACGATCACAATAGATCCCGATTGCTACATAACGATTCAAAGATTCATCTACATAAGAAGAAAGGTCGATAGTATGCAGGGTATCACTGATAAAATAATGCCCATCGATCCACGCCTTGCCCGTGCCGAATGTAACGGATAAATTTTTGACTGTTGGTGCAAAACACTGCCGGTACGTATCCAGAATTCCATTGCAAATCAAACTAGACAGATATGCCGTGAAATCTTCTGCGGTATATACCCGGTCAAGATTCTGTGCGTTAAAAAATCCATAAGAAAATGCCATATGCTCACTCCATCTCTTTAAATGTTGGGGTCAGACTTCTGCCGTTCTGGTCGAAACTCTCCACCATGCCGATCAGCTGAATTCTCGGCTGGATCAAGCCAAAGCGTTTCTGTTCCACGGTCACATAGTCGCCCACAAAGTAGTCCTTGTTGTACTGATACTGGGTAGAAAAAGCAGCGATGGCAGATTCCGATGCCGTTTTCGGCTGTACCAGATGTTCTGCACCGCTGCTTTTCAAAATTTCTAAATATTCCGCATCGGTCACATCTTCTTCCTGTGCCGTGTTTCGCTCATCTACATACACCTCATATCGGTCAAGATAGGTCGGCTCTGCACCAGAACAGAAAGTGGTTCGTTTTCTGGCACTGCCCTCACCGCAGCCCAGCACATAGGCAAAGTTTTTCTGCACCGCATCGTCCGCCGCATAGGAGAACGATAGCAGATTGTTGTATGCATCGGAGAACACGATGTGAGGATTGTCGTCCTGCAACAAGCTGCGGTCTGTTCCGGAAAACAGGTTGCATTTCAGTTTATTTCCATCCAGACGCACATTTGCCGAACCGCCGATGGTTTCACAAAGGCTGTACAGCCATTCTAAGATGTTATCATAGCTGACCTGCATTCGTGCGGTGTTCTGCCAGCAGTCACCGGACACCGTTCCCATGGAAAAACCGGGCAGATTGCGGATTCCGGCAGAAATCACATTGCGGGACAGCACCTTGCGGACAATGTCCTCATAGCTGCCGTTTGCAGTGATGGTGGGATAGATGATTCTTCGTTCCAGCAGGCTGGCAAGAAACCGTCCGGTGACAGTCAGATAATCGCCCTTTTCGGCATCAGTTTCCAATTGCAGGGACTCAATGATGCCAAAATGCTGTGCATCATCGCTCCTTGCCACAATTCTGCCACGCTGAAAGATGGATACATTCTGGGGACTGGCAGCGATATACACCTCAAAACAGCCGCACTGGTAGAACTCAATGTCCCATAAGAGCGAAGAATAGCTGTCGCAGATGGCTTCCAGTGACACAGAGATCTGGTCTTTCAGAGCCGTCAAGCTGTAAATTTCCAACTGCATAGCTATACCCCCAGATAAGAATTGCGGTGCATCAATGTCACACGCAGCTTTTTCACCCCACGAACTGCCTCGACCCGAAAGGTATTTGTTCCTTCTTTTAGTGTCAGCCAAGTCGAACCGGAAACCAGCCGGTTCAGGATGTTGCTGTCCACGCCGTTGCGTGTCAGCGTAACGGTCTTGTTTCCGGTTTTCGTGGTAACCGTAATGACATCGCCGGTCAGAATATCGCCTTTGATTTGCAGATACTCGCCGTTTTCGTTGTAGATGGTCGGTGTCACTGCCACCACTTCCTGCGGAATGTCGCTGGGCAATGCCTCGATTCGCAGTGTGAATCCAGTTTCATCCCCGTCATTGGTGATAGAAAACAGATTGCTGTTGGAGTACACACCCAAAGGAAACGGAGCATCGTTCTCCGGAAAGGGAAAGTGAAATGCTCCAATCACACCGCTGTAATAAGCGTAGAAAATATCCCGGCTGTACCAGTAAATGTCCGGACAGAGAATGGAGATCTGCCCGCTGATCTGCTGCTCGAAATTTGACACTTCGCAGGTTTCTACATACCCCTCGGCATAGACATCCATGTTCGCCGTCTTGTACCAGATCTTAATGTATCGGGACGGCTTAACCACATGATACAGCTGATGCCGCCGTTTCTCGATCCCAATGCCACGCATGGCAAAGGAGATGACTACGTTTCGTTTTTCGATGAAGGCGTTGTTCAGGTAGCTGCCGTTCATGCCTGCGTAAGAAGAAGTGGAAATCGTTCCGGCAGGCGGATTCAGACCTTCGATTTTGGAGGTCATGTATTGGTTGGCAGTGGTAGATAGGTTCACTTGTTCGCCGGATTCGTTTTCGAGGATAAGAGTGAAATACATGGGATGCCTCCTTGATTTTTTTGGTAAAGTGTAGTATAATATAGTTAAAGGAAGGTCGGTAGAAAGGAGAATATTAAAATGAGAATACAACATAGTCAAGCAGTACAGCTTGAACGTATAGTTAGAACTGTATTCAATTGTGATCGTGCCGGAATGGGTGGTTATATTGATGCAGATCACTTTGAATCAAAGCCATTCGATGCTGCCTTAATTGCTATTGCTCCACTTTGGAATGATGACAATGCCAAAGAAGTGGGAGAATTTTTATTCAAGTGGGATGAAATTTTGCGTTGCAATCAAGAGAACGATATTGATATAGTACTCTATATCAATGATTTAAAGAGAATAATAAGCGAAATAAAATAACTTAATATTTACCGATTTTCTTTGTATTAAGGCAATACTACACAAAGATTGTGCGTAAGATGTACAGTCAGATTTTTGGCAGATTGCATAAAAATTTCGTAGGCATACTATCGTATGTCAAGATATTTTTATGCGATATGACGGAAAATCTGCAAGTAGCTTGCGTGTAAACCCGTTAAGTGGACTTTGTGCGGTATTGCCTTAAGTTATGTTCAACGCATTCCGTGTCTGCCGGTAGATCTCCAGCCGTGACAGTGATTTTGGGCTATTGTTGGTCTGGTTCACTGTGCGGCTGTTGTCGTTATTATAGTAATTGTTGACCGTGCCGCCGGAACTGCCGCCGACTATCGCACCGGAGATTCCATGCAAACTGTAATTCAAATCAGAATCCATGGTCAGCTGCATGGCTTTCGCCACACCGCCCACGGCTTTCTCCACATACTTCTTGCTCTTGTCGATACCGTCTGCCAGCCCTTTCATAAAGTCCGGCATCCAACTCTCGTAGTCCGTCAGTGGTCCTTTGTCCGGTACAGAGAAGTGCAGGAAATCCCGAATGGTATCGGCAACATTGGTGACACAGTCCGCCAGCCAGCCGATGGCACTCTGAATGCCATCAATGATTCCCTGAATGATGTCCCGTCCCCAGTTCCAAGCATCGGAAGCCAGTCCCCTGATATATCCCACAGCGGCATCGAATCCATTCTGAATGGTGGACTGGATACCACTGATCTTATCAGAAACTGCAGAACGAATGTTGTCCCAGATGCTGGACACCGTAGAAGAAATGCTCTGCATCACGTTGGAAATTGTACTCTTAATGCTGTTCCAGATGTTAGATACCACCGATTGGATGGCGTTCAGAACATTGGAAACCGCAGAAGAAATTTGATTCCAGATAGACGATACCACAGAAAAAATGGCATTCATCACACTGGAAATCGTGCCGGAGATGCTGTTCCAGATGGAAGAAACCACATTCCAGATCGCTGACAAAACAGACGAAATGAAACCAGATACCGCATTCCAAACCGTAGTTACTACATCTTGAATCGCTGTCAAAACCGTGGAAATCGTATTGGAGATGGCGTTCCAGATGGTTTCAAAGGTCGTTCGGATGCCTTCTAAAATGGGTGTTAAAAACGCCACGATCGCATTCCAAATGGCACTGATCTTCTCCGAGATCCAGTCCATCACTCTGCCCACAATGATCTGAATGGCTTCAAAAATCGTCTGAAACAGATAACCAAATGCTGTAATCAGCGGTTCTAAGGTGGTGCAAATGGCGTTCCAAACGGTCGTAATGACGTTATGAATTGCCTGAAAAACCGTAGAAACCACGTTGTAAATGGCATTGAAAATCATGCTGAAAAAGTTGTAGATTGCCGTAAAAATGGTGGTGAAGAAGTCCCGAATCGCTGTAAATACAGTCGTTGCCACCGTCTGAATGGCAGTGACAATGGTGGTGAAGGTATTGGAAATGGACGTCCAGGTGTTGACGAAAAAGTCCCGGATTCCGGTAACGATTCCCGTGAAAAAGGAAGCAATGCTGTTCCACGTGTCCACGAAAAATGTTTTGATGGAAGTCCAGACTTCGTTCCAGCTTGTTCCGAACAACCCCAGCACCACATCTGCAACGCCTTTCAGAGTATTCATGATATTGCGGAACGTGTTGACAACGAAATTCCAGATAGACGTAAAAATCCCCTTGATGCCGTCCCAGCACTGCTCCCAGTCACCAGTAAACAGACCGATCAGAGCATCCAGCAGCCCCAGAAGAACACCAGTAAACTCCGAAAAGATGTTGGAGATGTTTTGAAAGACGCCTTCAAAAATAGGAGCCAACAGATTGCACAGCCCGTCCCACGCTGCTTTCAGCACATCGGTGAAACTCTCAAAATCGAATCCCAGAGCATTTAGCCGGTCAGTGATGCCCTGTGTCAATCCGGTAAAGGTGCTTTTGATTTGTTCCCAGATGGCGATGATATTGCTTTTGAATTCGTCATTGGTTTTCCAGAGATGCACAAAGGCAGCCACCAGAGCGGCAACAGCTGCGATGATGGCGAGCAGCGGACCTAATGACACACCCAACGCTCCGGTAATGGCTCCGATGCCACTCTGCACAGCAGAGAAAAGGGCGGGCAGTTTGGACACTGCGGAAAAGACCGTTCCCACACTGGAAATGGTCTTTCCCAGCACCACCAGCATCGGACCCAGAGCAGCAGCCACCAGTGCAATTTTCGCAATGGTTTCTTTGGTCTGCGGGTCTAATTGGTTCAGCTTGTCCACCAGTTCCTGAATGCGGGAAACAATGGAGCGAATGGTGGGCATCAGGATGTCAGAAAAGGAAATCGCCAATTCTTCCAGCTGGGACTTCAAGATGGTCACTTGTCCGGCAAGGTTATCCTGCATGACAGCTGCCATTTTTTCAGTTGTGCCATTGTAACCATCTACTGTATCGGAACAGGTGTCAATGGCATTGGACAGCTTTTCAAAATCCGCCGGGGAACCGTTGATGATCGCCAGCATACCGGACATGGACTCTTTGCCAAACAGCGAGGCAGCCGCCTGTGCCTGTTCTGCCTCAGAAAGTCCGCCCAATTTCTGTCGGAGTTGTTCCATGAGTTCCCGCAGAGAATACATCTTGCCGGAACTATCCGTCAGAGAAATGCCGTACTGTTCCATGGCAGCTGCTACTGTATCTGTTGGCTTTGCCAGATTGGTAATGGCGGAACGCAGTGCCGTACCAGCCTGTGAGGATTTGATACCGGCGTTTGCCATCAAGCCGATGGCAATGGCGGAGTCTTCAGCAGAATAGCCCAAAGAACCCAGCACCGGAGCGGCATACTTGAAAGTTTCGCCCATCATGCTGACATTGGTATTGGCATTGCTTGATGCAGCTGCCAGAATATCCGCAAAGTGTCCGCTGTCCGAGGCAGACAAACCAAAGGCAGTCAGAGCGTCTGTGACAATGTCCGAAGTAGATGCCAAATCTTCGCCACTGGCGGCGGCAAGATTCATGATGCCTTCGACACCGCTGAGCATATCGTTGGTTTTCCAGCCTGCCATCGCCATGTAGTTCATAGCATCCGCAGCCTCACTTGCAGAGAACTTCGTTTTACTGCCCATTTCACGTGCTTTTTCCCGGAGAGCATCCATCTCTGAACCGGTCGCCCCCGAAACAGCTGCTACCTTTGACATGGCAGAATCGAAATCCGCACCAGTTTTCACGGCAATGGTTCCCAGAGCCGTGACACCAGCGGTGACTGGCAGCAGCTTTTGTCCCACACCGGAAATTTTGTCCCCGGCGGACTGCAGCGTTTCACCCAGAACGCCCATCTTTTCCAAGGCAGTGTGAGAGTTGTTTGCTTCTGTGGTCAGGCGTTTCAGTTCGTTTTCGGTTTCGATGATTTCACGCTGCAAAGCATCATACTGCTGCTGTGAAATTTCACCATTTGCAAGAGCCGTATTTGCCTGTTCTGCCGCAGTTTTCAGTACTTCCAGCTTTTCTTTGGTGGCAGACACCGCATCTGCCAGCAGCTTGTGCTTCTGGGACAAGAGTTCGGTGTTGGTGGGGTCAAGTTTCAGCAGCTTCTGGACATCTTTCAGCTGCGTCTGTGTACCCTTGATATCCTTGTTGACACCTTCCAGGGCTTTGGATAGCTTGGTGGTATCGCCGCCGATTTCTACGGTAATGCCTTTGATGCGGTTTGCCATGTAATCACCTCAGTTCTAAAAAAATATCAGCTTTTTTATCAGTAAATCTATTGACATTTATGTAAAAATGACGTATACTATAAGTGGAGGTGTAGCGTATGAATATTATTGCAGCAATTCAAAATACCATTTCTATTTCGCAGTTCAATCGTGGACTTGCAGGAAAAATTTTTCAGGATGTCAAAAACAGCGGTGCAAAAGTTGTTATGAAAAACAATGCACCGGAATGTGTGCTTCTTTCTCCGGATGAATATGTCAGCCTGATGGATGAAGTGAATGATGCCCGCTTACTCACTCTGGCTGTAAAACGAATGGAAAAATTCAATCCGGAAGAAACGATTCCGGAAGAAAAAGTTATGAAAGACCTCGGAATCACAGACGACGATTTATCCGACTTTGATGAGGTAGAATTTGAATGAATTGGGAAGTAGAATATCTGCCGGAAGCCGAAAGTGATTTAAAATCGCTTGACGGAAGTCAAAGAATACTGGTCTTAAAAGCAATCAAGAAAGTGAAACAAAATCCGCTTCCTGTTTATGAAGGCGGATATGGGAAACCGCTTGGAAACAAAAACGGCAATGATCTAACTGGCTTTCTGAAAGTCAAACTGAAAAGTGCAGGTCTTAGAGTCGTATACAAAGTTGTCAAGCAAAATGATAAGATGCTGATTATTGTAATTGGTGCCAGAGCCGATGAAGAAGTATACGGCATTGCTCAAAAAAGAATACAGGAAAATGACTTGTAATCAAAACGCATCAAAATCCCTCTGATCTGCCATCACATCATAATGACAATCGTCATTCTCCCGTTCGGTGAACATATCATTCACCAGACCAATGGTCAGAAAATCCAAATCGCCCATTGACAAACCAAGCTGAACGCACCGCAACAAAAACAGCGGTGTGGTCATCGGTCGGTCAATCGGGCGATGTTTTTTTTAGACTGAACCTGTGTTTCTACATTCAAGCCCCAGAGGTCAATCAGCTGTGGCAGGATTTCGTAAATGCTGAACGTGTTGAACTGTTCCAGCCATTCATCCGGAGAAGCCGGAACGACTGGATCAGCGTGTTTCGCCATGATGTAGGCGATGTTCTCAAACACCTCAAGGCTCTCGATGTCCAGTGCAGAGGATTCCTCTGTATTTTCTCCCACAGACTTTTGCAGGGCTGCAAAGTCCTGATAAATATCTCTGCAAAATTTCAAGCGATACAATCTGGGAACTGCTGCACTTGCCTTAAAAGGCACATCAATCCCATCAATGGTGATGTTCTTCTGAATTGCCATACTGCCACCTCCTTACGCTTTCACAGATGCTGCGGATGCTTTACCACTCTGTACAGCGGCAGCCAGATTGGGCATATATACCGCCTTGTACCAATTCTCATAGACCTCGGCATCCGTTTTCTCACAGGTTTTAGTTTTTACCAAACCACTGTTCAACGCCGTTGCGGTCAAAGACAGCGTTTCTGTTTTAACTTCCTTTTCGTCCTCAATGGTGCTGGATTCTGTTGCCGGACGAGAGGCAGAACAACAGAACAGACAGTGACGAATCTTGTTCTTGTCGCCGCTGAATTCAAACAGCAGTGCAAACTGGGATACTTCCGCAGTATTGGTTTCCGTGAGAACGCCCTTTTCATCCAGCTTCTCACCGAGAATGTCTGTCGCAAACTCAAGCGGAACCAATGCGATTTCAAGATCGCCAGTGTAACCAGAGTTATTGTTGATCACATAGTACACACCATCGTCAGCGTAAAAATTGGATGCTTCACCTTCTGCATCGATAGACAGCGACACTGCACCGGGAATGCGAACCGGCTTTGCAAAAGTCGGCACACCTTCTCCATCATAAGAGGTGATTTTTGCATAGTGAACTTTGTTCAGACCGAATTTTACCTTGTTTTTCTCCATTGCCATATATATACCAGCCTCCTAAAATCTAATGTCGGCATACCATTCGTCCTCGTGCAGCATCCTGCCTCGGACTCAGGCATCCATCTCATAGAGCACTTCATACAATTCTTCCGAATCAATGAATGTTTCTGTTTTTGTATAATAAATCTCGTGCTGGGAAAGCACTGACTCCACTTGTTCTTCCAATTCCGGCAGTTTTTTATCCGTGTACAATTCAATGTCCAGCTGTTTGCAACTGAAATATGCCACATTATCTGCAGAAAATGTGTTCTCTCTGGGAGATAAAAACAGCAGAAAAGGCGGTGCAGGGCTTTCGCCCTCGGCAAAATGATGGTAGGCGAAAGGCAGTCCCATCTCTTCCATCATTTCTGCGATTTGTTCGTAGGTCATGACAAAGCCCCCTCGATTAAATGCTCCAACAACTGCACACCGTTTTCTTCTGCAGGAGCAATATGCGGTTTGCCGGATACCCGACCACCGCCACGCTTTGCATGCCCCTTTTCCAGAAGATGTGCCAGTTGGTAACGATTCTTACTGTGGACAGTCATCTCCAAAGAGTGACTGTTTTCGCCAGTCTTTTTCGTTGCCCAGCTTTTTGCATATTTTCCGGTGTCCTTCGGAGCATTGGCGGAAATCTCGTTTTTCACTTGCGTGGCGGTTTTCCGGACAGCCTTTTTCATGGCAGTATCCGCAAGGTCTGCATACTCCTGCAAGCCCTGCATAATTTCCTCTGCAAGATTGTCAATACTGGTCATTTTGTCCTGCCTTTCTGGCTTCTGCAGCAAGTTTCAGATAATCCTTGTGCAGATAATCCGGTGTAACACTGGTGATGTTGTATGTGACATCCCGAAACAAGATTCGGTTGCCTATTACAGACGGCATCCAGTGCTGGCTTTGCCGAATGAGGAATTCCAGTGTTTGTGTTTCTTTGGTCACACCAGCGTCCATATGCTCCGCAGAAGCTTTCAAAGTCACTTTTGCCCAGCAGGAAAAAGCTTCGTCCCACACAGCGGTGTGATTGCCGATTTCATCGGTAACGACACGATTCTCCAGAAAGGTGATTCGCTGATTCAAAGTTCCGATTTCCATTACATCACACCCTCTCGCTGTGCAAACAGCATGGCACGAAGTGTTAATGTCAGTTTGGAAAAGTCTGCAGTATTGCGGTTTTCATAGAGATAGGAAACCGTGTAGAGCATTGCTGTCCGTACCACATCTTCGTTTTCTGAAAAGCGTTCCTCGTCCATTCTTCCCACATCCATTACCAGCTGTTTTGCAGTTGAAATAAGGGAGAGAAGCAATGTATCATCATCTTCAAAATCAATCCGCAGATATTGCTTGACTTCCTGTAAAGTTACCACCCACTCCAACCCCTTTCTCTGATTACGCTTTCATGCCAAGTGTCTTTACGGCTTCGGTCAGAATCAGTCTGCCATCGACACGCTGAGATGCGAGGAATCCAACCTGACCATTCATTGCAAATACTTCATTCAGTCGCTTAAAGGAGCGTCCCTGACGGTCGCCAATCCAGTAATAGCTGAAATCGCCGAAAGCGAGACACTTTGCACCTGCCTTGATTTCCGGCACATAACTGGAAGTGTAGTACGGACGATTGAGAATGGTATCCGGTACGCCAGCCTGTACAGACGGATTCCAGATGTAATTGCCAGTGCTGTCCTTCAGCTTACGAAGTGCCTTTACTGTGGAATCGTTCAGTACCCATACAGCTTTCTTCCGATACGGGCTTCTCAGAGAATAGAACAGTTCCAGAACATCATCGAAAGTGATATTTGCAGTGCTGGTTGTTGCCCCGCTTTCTGCACCGCCCGTTGCAGCGAAGATACCGGTCGGCTTGCCCTTGCCGTCACCAATGAAGAATGCCTCTTCTTCCTTTGCACCGATTCTTCTTGCAAATTCCTTTGCAATGTAAGACGGCAGGTCAAAAGCAGCATCATTCAGCAGTTCCTCAGAGATCTTAATTGCCGTACCGACCTTGTACGCACCAAGGGAAGCCTGTCCAAAGGTATCGTCAGACAGCTTATATGCGTCTTCCTCATCCATCCAGGCAGCTTCGCCCTTAGAAGTAACGATGGGAATCTTTCGATCACCAGAGGAAGTTTTGATAACGGTTGCCAGCTGCCGGAAAATGTTTTCTTCGGTCAGGGCTTCTACCAGTTTTCGTTCGTGAGGTAGCAGTGTGCCGCCTTATCATCTTTCGATGACAGGTTTGCACAAAGCCC